TCTTTGTGTACATTATGATGCTTAAATGACTGGATATATGTACGGTTCAGAGCGAATATGTACCTACCGAAAGGGAAAACAAAGAAAACGGAGGAAGATACAATGGAAACAAAGATCACAACAGCAGAAAAATTAGCGATGGAGCTCTATGGATGCATGAATTCAGCAGTCCTTGACTACGGTGACTATACGGTTGCAGTCTGGGATCACTGCTTTAAAGGAAGCATTGCAGAAGTTTATGAACTGGTTGAAACACCAGATGAGACAGGTTTTGGGAGATGCGAATGCAGGATTTCAAGGATCAGAAGAAAAGAAGGATTTGAGGATGCCGGACATGCAATGGCATGGGCACTCACAAATGTAAAATAGCAGAAAGAGCAGGGAAAACGTTCCCTGCCTGTGTACATTTACACAGTGTAATGCAGTTATCTTTGTGTACATTATGGTGTTGAATTGACTGGATATAATCAGCGTTTAGAGCGAATATGTACCTACCGAAAGGGAAAACAAAGAAAAAATGCGGAGGTACAAAACCATGAAGAAAATTGAGATTTTTGAAAAAGCCATGAACGAAGGGGGAAAACTTAAAGAGTATGGAATCAACAGCACATTGTTTGCAGCATACAGAGACTGCCAGGAAACAGGAAACGAATACATTGATTTCAACGATGTCATTTGGGATCATGACATTCCAGAAATTGTAAAGACATTAAAGGAAAACGGTATCAGTAAATTTACGATAAGCAGCACGTTTTCAAGTCTTATTGAAACCCTTGCAGCCTTTGAAAAGGAAGGGATCAGGATGGAAGGGCTTACCGAGGTAAATGCAAGATACACAGATTGGAAGACCAGGGAAAAGAAAAGAATTCCGGCAATCAGAATGATACTTTAAGAATAAACACACAAAGCATAAGGCCTCTCCGGAGGTCTTTTTATTATGCCATTTTTTACGAGGAGGTGAGGACAGTGGCACAGAGAGGAAGAAAACCAAAGCCTACGGCAGTAAAGGTGCTTGAGGGAAATCCGGGCAAGAGAAGCCTTAACACAGGCGAACCAAAGCCTGAGAAAAAGGCTCCGCGCTGTCCGGCATGGCTTGAGGACGAGGCAAAAAAGGAATGGAAAAGGATGGCGAAGCAGTTAGAGCATCTCGGCATCCTGACTGAAATAGATATGGCAGCATTCGCAGGATACTGTCAGGCATATGCGAGATGGAAAGAAGCAGAGGAGTTCATTACACAGCATGGAACTATTGTAAAGACTCCGAGCGGATACTGGCAGCAGGTACCGCAGGTATCCATTGCACAGACCTATCTGAAAATCATGAATAAGTTCTGTGAGCAGTTCGGACTTACACCTTCTGCGAGAAGCCGTATCGTTACGGACAGCGGGGAAGATAAGCAGAACGATGAAATGGAGCTTCTGCTTGTGAAAGGCGGTGCAGGATAATGTTTGATGAAGCAAAAGCAGAACATGCGGTCAATTTTATAAACTGCTTGAAACACACCAAAGGAAGGTGGAGGGGAGTTCCGTTTGAGCTTCTCCCTTGGCAGGATGAGATCATCCGCACCCTTTACGGGACGGTAAAGGAAAACGGGTACAGGCAGTACAACACCTGTTACTGCGAGATACCGAAGAAGAACGGAAAGTCAGAACTGGCAGCAGCCATCGCACTTTATATGACATGCGGTGATGGTGAGTGGGGAGCAGAAGTTTACGGCTGTGCTTCCGACAGGCAGCAGGCTTCCATCGTATTTGATGTTGCGGTGGATATGGTAGACCAGTGTCCGGCACTGAAGAAAAGGATCAAGCCCGTCATGTCCGTGAAAAGGCTTGTATATAAACCGACCAACAGCTTCTATCAGGTGCTGTCGGCAGAGGCATACACCAAGCACGGCCTGAATGTCCATGCGGTTATCTTTGATGAGCTGCATGCACAGCCGAACAGGGAACTGTTCGATGTCATGACCAAAGGTTCCGGCGATGCCAGAACACAGCCCCTGTTCTTTCTGATCACAACGGCAGGAACGGACAGGAATTCCGTGTGTTTTGAACAGCACCAGAAGGCACTGGATATCATTGAGGGAAGAAAAATCGATCCGACCTTCTACCCGGTTATTTACGGGGCATCCGATGAGGATGACTGGTCGAGCGAGGAAGTATGGTACAAAGCCAATCCTTCCCTTGGATACACGATCGATATTGAGAAAGTGCAGAATGCATATATCAGTGCAAAAGAAAATGCAGCAGAGGAGAACGTGTTCCGGCAGCTCCGTCTGAACCAGTGGGTGAAACAGAGCACACGATGGATGCAGATGGATAAGTGGGATGACTGTTCCTTTGCCGTGAACGAAGAGGAACTTCTCGGAAGGGAATGCTATGGCGGACTTGACCTTTCAAGTTCCACGGATATCACGGCATTCGTGCTTGTGTTCCCACCAAGGAATGATACGGAGAAATATGTGATACTTCCGTATTTCTGGATACCAGAGGATAACATGAGACTGCGTGTCCGAAGGGATCATGTCCCATATGATGTCTGGGCTGCCGAGGGGTGCTTAAAGACCACGGAAGGGAATGTCATCCATTATGGATTTATTGAGCAGTTCATTGATGAGCTTGGCAAGAAATTCCATATTAAAGAAATTGCATTTGACCGATGGGGAGCTGTGCAGATGGTGCAGAACCTTGAGGGCATGGGATTTACTGTTGTCCCGTTCGGACAGGGCTATAAGGATATGAGTCCACCGACAAAGGAACTGATGAAGCTGACCTTGGAGCAGAGGATCGCACATGGCGGACATAAGGTGCTGCGGTGGATGATGGATAATGTGTTTGTCCGCCAGGACCCAGCTGGAAACATCAAAATGGATAAGGAAAAGTCCACGGAGAAGATTGACGGGGCTGTTGCAACCGTTATGGCACTTGACCGTGCAATTAGAAATGAAGGAAGCGACGGAAGTGTGTATGATGATCGAGGAATTATAATATTTTAGCGAAAGTTACTGTAGAATATGTTGAGTTGTGTCGATACAGAAGATATAATATTTTTATCTTTATGTGCGGGAGGAACAAAATGGATAAAACATCTACAGTACAAAGAAGCCTATATTATTATGATTTATATGCATTATGTAAAAATGAAAAAACTGGAAAGTACAAAAGAACATGTAAACTGATAAAGAACTTTATGATAGATTTAAAGGAAAAACAAGATGCTGCTACAGATTATAGCAGTTTTTTGAAACCTACAAGAAACAGTGACAGTTTTTTTGTAATAATCGATACAGTTGAAAAGAACTATATTGAATTCAAAATAGTTTTATGTCGAAATGATGCATTGCCTTTTATTGAAAAGGGCGGTAAGCTAGAAAGTCTAGGAGATTATATTGATTCTGATCAAAGTATAGCAGAAATTACTTACTGCGTATATTTTTTTGAATATGGAGTAATGGGCGCAGAGTATAACTTTTCAGGTTCACGCCCCACGGCAATAGCGGATTATATGCAACAGAGCGATGTATCTGCGGATGTAATCACATGCCGACCTAAGTTGAATTTTGATGCATATTCAAAGCTGATTGAAGGTGAAGAATACAGTTTGTTTGACTTTGCGGTTAAAAGTGATTCAGATGCATATAATAATATGTTATCTAAAAAGAGCATATTTAAGACTATCAGAACAGAAATTCCAGATTCAGATACTATAGAGGTTATTTTACGAAAAAGGAAAACTAAAAAGAATAAGTATTCTGGTTTTACTGCTCCTTTTACAATGAGTGAGACAAAGGAATTATTAGAAAACTATAGAGAGGATATAAAAAGATTTAATGTCAGTCAAAATGCGATAAGTGATAAGATTGACTTACTGTCTGACAAATTTGTTAATCAAGTTAGCTTAGTTAGGACCACAGCAAGAACTATAGATTCTGAAGAAATGTATAAGGCAATTAGAAACTTTTTTGATTCTTCTGTTGTTCAATATTGCAATAAATAAGAGGAGGCTATTATGGCAGACCGACAAACATCCAGAGCTGTGAAAGCAGATAGAATTATAATTGCAGTCTTGCCAATTGGAATTTCAATAGCAGCATATTTTATAGTTAGATATATCTGTAAAAAGATAGGTTTTGAGATATCAAGTGTTGATGGTATAGAAGATTATAAAATAATGTTAAGCATATGGGGAACATTGTTAGGTTTTTTGATAACGGCTGTTTCTATTTTATTAACGATTGGTGAAGGCAAATTTTTAAATATGCTGAAGTCTACTGGTCATTATCAAACAATTTTATTTTCGTATGTAATATGTTGTGTGCATTTATTGCTAGTAGTTGTGTTAGCGATAGTGTGTGTGTTTATAAAAATATGGAATATGAATTTGTTTGCAGTTTTATGTGCTGCAGTAATTGATACAGTATTCAGGGTTGGATTTTGTTTATTATTTTTGTTTGTGATTGTATTAAAGGCAAATGATAGATAAGCATCTCAAATTTGAGGTGCTTTTTTTATACGCATTTTTAGGAGGTGTCACATGGGAATTAAGAGTTTATTCGGATTCGGACAGGCAAGGGATAAGCCTGTGGATAAGGCAGCAGATGCAGGGTATTCGTTTTTGTTTGGAAGGACAACGAGCGGAAAGCCTGTTAATGAAAGAACTGCAATGCAGACCACGGCAGTTTATGCCTGTGTCAGGATCCTTGCGGAGGCAGTCGCATCCTTACCACTTCATGTATATGAGTATCAGGATGACGGTGGCAAGAAGCTGGTGCATGACCATCCGTTATATTATCTGCTCCATGATGAGCCGAACCCGGAGATGACTTCATTTGTGTTCAGAGAAACACTGATGAGCCATCTTTTAATATGGGGAAATGCTTATGCCCAGATCATAAGGGACGGGGCGGGAAGGGTGCTCGGACTGTATCCGCTTCTCCCTGACAAGATGGATGTGCAGAGGGATGACAAAGGAAACATCTATTATGTGTATTCCAGAAACAGCGATGAGAACCCCATGTTCAAGGAATACGGAAATATCAGACTGAAAGCCGAAGATGTGCTCCATATCCCCGGATTGGGATTTGACGGGCTGATCGGATATTCCCCAATTGCGATGGCAAAGAACGCTGTCGGCATGACGCTTGCCTGTGAGGAATACGGGGCGAGTTTCTTTGCAAACGGGGCAAATCCGGGCGGTGTTCTGGAGCATCCGGGTGTCCTGAAAGACCCGTCAAAGGTGAGGGAATCTTGGAACTCCGTGTACCGCGGCGTGAACAACGCACACAAGATTGCAGTGCTTGAAGAAGGCATGAAGTATCAGCAGATAGGCATCCCGCCGGAAGAGGCACAGTTCCTTGAGACAAGGAAATTCCAGATCAATGAGATCGCAAGGCTTTACAGGATACCGCCCCACATGGTCGGTGACCTTGATAAGTCGAGCTTTTCCAATATAGAGCAGCAGTCCTTGGAGTTCGTAAAATACACGCTTGATCCATGGGTGATCAGGTGGGAGCAGTCTCTACAGAGATCGCTCCTACTGCCGGGAGAAAAAGGAAAGTATTTTATCAAGCTGAATGTGGACGGTCTGCTGAGAGGGGACTATCAGTCAAGGATGAACGGCTATGCGGTCGGAAGGCAGAACGGGTGGTTTTCTGCCAATGATATCCGTGAGATGGAAAACATGAACCCGATCCCTGATGAGGAAGGGGGAAACCTGTATCTGATAAACGGTGCAATGACCAAACTTGCGGATGCGGGGGCTTTTGCCAAGACGGATACGGGGCAGCAGAACACCCCGGTACAGGAAAACAGCGGAAAGTGAGGTAAACGATGAAGCGGAAGTTTTGGAACTGGATAAGGAATGAAGATGAGAGCGTGCCTGACATGGAAAGGACGCTCTTTTTAAATGGCATGATCTCTGATGAAACATGGTACGGGGATGAAGTTACCCCGCAGCTTTTCAAGGATGAACTGAATGCCGGAAATGGAAATATCACGGTGTGGATCAATTCACCGGGCGGTGATGTGTTTGCAGCAGCCCAGATCTACAACATGCTCCGTGATTATAAGGGAAGCGTGACGGTCAAGATTGACGGCATTGCAGCCTCGGCGGCATCCGTGATCGCTATGGCAGGAGATACGGTCTGTGTATCCCCGGTGGCAATGATGATGATCCATAATCCCGCAACGATGGCAATGGGTGAGGCGAAGGACATGCAGAAGGCAATCGCTATGCTGAATGAGGTCAAGGAGTCCATCCTGAATGCCTATGAATTCAAGACGGGGCTTACCCGTGCAAGGCTCTCACACATGATGGATGACGAGACTTGGTTCAATGCCAAGAAGGCAGTGGAGCTTGGATTTGCGGATAAGATCCTTTTCGATTCCGATGAGGATGAGAAAAAGAAAAAGCCGGATGAGCCGGAAGAAAAGCCGGAGGAAGGCAGCGATGGAGAGGAAGGGGAAAAAGAGGATGACAAGGATAAGAACGGGAAAAAGAAGCTCCCGTTCCAACAGGATTCCATGATGTTTTCCACCAAGGCGATGAATGAATCGTTCCTTTCCAAGGTGTCCGACAGGGATGCCATGATACCAGTCAACCAGTTGGAGAAGAGACTGAGTCTCTTAGCACATTAAGGAGGATATGAACTATGAGTAAGATTTTGGAATTAAGAGAAAAGAGAGCGAAGGCGTGGGAAGCAGCAAAAGCATTCCTCGATGCCAAGAGAACACAGGAAGGTTTTGTATCTGCAGAAGATGCAGCCACCTATGACAAGATGGAAGCCGATGTCGTAAATCTCGGCAAGGAGATCGAGAGACTGGAAAGACAGGCTGCCATTGATGCAGAGCTTGCAAAGGCAACAAGCACCCCGATCACAAACAAGCC